GCAGAGAGCAAGATGGCGAAAGCCCAGTACATCAAGACTTCTGCGGCGAAAGAGCTTGCCGCCTGAGAGGAGGACATTATGAAAACATTCCAAGTCAGCTATAAACTCGCTGGTGCTTTGCACAGCTATTTGGTTGATGCAAACACCGAGTTTGAAGCTATCCAAAAGGTTCTGTCATCCATCTACTGCGAGTCCATCTTTCATGACTTCAAGATTGAGCGGTACAGAGAGGAGTGGAACTGATGGTAGCCCTAACCGACACCCAGTACAAGAGCATCATCCAGACCCTTCTGCGCGGCTTTGGGGACAGCCGCCCTAATCCCAGAGTGGCGGCGATCCTCACAGCCGAGGCGAATCTGGGGATGAGAGTTGGAGACATTCTGCGTCTCCACATGGCAGACTTCATCCGCGATGGCAACCGCTGGAGGCTGAACATCACCGAAGAGAAGACCGGGAAGCAGAGACGGTTTACCGTTCCAGATGAGGTCTATGGCTTCCTTTCTGCCTACGGTAGGGAACATAACATCAAAGCTAACGAGCTTTTGTTCCCTATCTCAGTTCGCCAAGTCCAGCACCACCTCAAGCTGGCCTGTGAGCATCTTGGCTATGAGAACATCAGCACACACAGCTTCCGCAAGTGGTACGCAACAAGCATCTACAATCAGAACGGACACGACATCGTGCTTGTTCAGCGGCTTCTGCAACACTCCAGCCCGATGGTCACCCGGCGTTACATCGGCGTGAGCGATGAGCAGATGGAACAGGCGATTGCCCGTCATGTGAACATCATTAGCGCATGAAAGGGGAACGAATGGAACGAAAACCAACAGGAAGAGTTATTCTCAAACCGCAGATGGACTGGCTCAAGTACATCGCAAAACTGGATGACGAGAGAGCAGACGGCTACAGATTAAGCGTAATCACAAAATATCCTTGGGCGGCTGAAACGCTTGCAAGGATAGCTTCTGGAGAAGCAAAGGATAAAGAAATCAGAGCCGCCGTCATGCGTATGCGTGAAGAGCGCCCACCTAAAAAGCTAAGAGACTTCTTGACATGAGAATGAATCACACAACAAAATTAGAGCCAGAGGCGTGATTGCTTCTGGCTCTTTTTGCGTTCTATGAGATTGTGGGATCTCCAAAGTAAACGATCATAGACGGAAACGGCGCTCTCCATTTGTAGTTGCTGAAATGGATTCTGCCACGGATGAACTGCACATAACCACGGCGGCAGTATTCGTGAAACCATGCTGTGTCCGTTCTGGCTGGTAGCAAGCACACAATGAATGTATGCGGCTTCTGCCCTTCCTCAAAGGCCTTCTGTACCCACTTTCCGATCTGCCGACCGTATGGAGGATTCAGCCACACCACTTCGCCCCCCCCAATTTTTAGACAGCCCATCATCTTCTGCGGTGAAATGCTTCTCGCACTTTGCGTTCTCATCAGATGATGCCGCATCCAGCGTGAAGTGAAACATCTTGTCAAGCTGGTCGAATAACTCTTGCGGTGTTTCCCAATCGTCCTTCTGCGAGGGAAACTGCGCTTGCATCTGCGCGTCTGTTATTCTCCATCACCCTTTCTACTCAGCCCTCAGAGGAGCTTAACCGCTCTTCTGGGGGCTTTTTTGTTGGCTAAATGTTATCCTCCGATTGCCTCAAGCAGTTCGTTAGGATCGTAACTGTGGGCAAACAGGACGCATCTAATCTCATCGAACGGAACGACAGCCATGATTGTAGCATTGTCCCAGACCATCACCATCTTCTCGTTCATCTCAATTGATACTCCTGTTGCCGACATTCTCACGCCCTTTCCATGCTTGAGCGCAATGATACAGTCTTTGTATTCCTCGCCCAATTTCATCATCCTTTCTGCTATCTACATCATTTTGTGCAATTTGACGAATAAATTATCCCCACTGTTCTGCCATAGCCTGGGCAATGCCAGGAAAAGTTTTGCTGCGATTCTTTTGCCGTTCCTTGCCGCCCTTCATGAACCACGTTCCAGCATCATGACAGTTAGCTTGAGGTTCTACTATGCAAGACGGTTTAAGCGGCTGCACACCACGTTCCCACAGGAGTGTCTTTTTGCTTACTGGATGACCATGCTCATACGGTTGGATTGCCTGTGTATGCGGTGGAAACTCAAACACAGCGCTTGGCGTTGGATTCTCAATAACCACCTTATCGCAATCCGCTTTCCAAATTGCCATAAAAAGAGCCTTACCGCATAGCCCTTCATAGTATCTTTTGAGATTAAGTTTATGTCCTCGCCACAAATGTTTCGCGCCAGCGTTGCTGGTTTTTGTGCATGGAGGGTGAGCAATAATCAAATCCCAGCGCACCCCCTGTTCGTGCGTTCTGCCATCCATAGTCGTGAACGTGCAGCACCCATTTAGCAGAGGCAAACAATCACCCATGATATGCCATTCTGGATGCCCACCGCTGCACTCCTGGATGTCACAACTGTATGCCTCATGCCCACGCGCTCTAAATGCCTTGCACACTTCTTGGCTCTCTTCGCAAGCTACCAGTACGTTTATAATTTCACTTCCTTTTCTTTCATTCAGCCGCCATTTATAGTGCCGTAATAGTCACCCATCCAGCGACACTATAATGGCGGCATATTTATTCTTCTGCCGACTCAGCTTTGGAAAACTTGCCACAGATGCCCTTTCTGTTAGGGTTATGTCCCATGCGATAAGGCCAGAGAGGACAGGACTCGCAAGGGCATAGGCGTACTTCTTGAGGCTGATCGCACATACAGTCAAGGCATTTGGCTCTGATAGATTTCAAAGGCGAAAGCAGTTCTGCCATAGCGCCTCCTCAATTATCCTCCGGGAGCAACGAGGAGTACCTCGCCGCAATCTCCTCCGAAGACGCTCTCTGACCGAGAGGATCTTCGATAGACACCTCAATCTTAGGCTGGTCTGAGAGGTTATCGTGCGCTTTCGACCAGTAGATGCTGAGTATCGGATTGACGATTGCCTCACCGCCAGCTTGCTCATGGATGGACGCGAAGAACTGTTTGATGTCTTCTGCGAACTGTCTGTGTTCTGGCGTTCCTCTCCCCGCATACCACGCGCCAATGTCAGACTTGTTGATGCCGATGGCGAAGTATGCGTTCATGTTGTTGGGGATGACGCCATGCTCCGCGCAGTAGCCGAGGTAGTTGAAGAACCGATTGTAGAGATCAGGCACGTTCTTCTTGTCCACGCCCTGTCGCATCTTCATCATGTCCATGTGGTACTGGACGAAAGCGGTCACACGCTCGTCACCCATCCGGGCGATGATCTGAGACTGCGCGGCGTTGTTGCTGACCACAATACCAGTCTTGGGGTCTACAAGCTGTCTGGACTCATTCGGGAACTCAGGCTTCTTGCTTCCCGGCTTGCTCTTACTCCCCTTTGGTCTGCCACGCTTCCGCTTGGGCGGGTTCTGCATCTCTTCGATTTGTTTGAGAATAGCTTCATCAGGAATAGTTATCACTTCCTTCCTTCGCGGCTTCTATATCCGCTTCTACGATTGCCGAGTGCGAGTTGAAAAGAACAAGGGGGATGATGCTAAAGCAGAGCATCCACCACTTGCCGAAGTACCAACTGCCCCAACCGAATCCGCAGATAGCGAGAGCCGCGATGATTGTATCTACAACTGCGTAGGTAATGTTAAGTGCTAAGAGTTTTCCTGTCATATTTCCTCCGTGAACGGTTCTTCTGGCGTAGGGGCGGTGGCATCATCGCGCTTTCGCCAACACTTTTGCTTCCCATAAGCGCCGACATTCCGCGCCCCGTTGACGCGCTCCCAATCCTTGAGATTGTTGAGAATCTTGCCTATGTCCTTGCTTTCTACAAGCGTAGGCTCTTTGGGAAAGTCTGGGTTCGGAGACAATGCCCTGTGACATATCTCACGCACACAAGTCAGCTCTCCAGGGTTCTTCTTGTCAAGGAACACTTGGATAGCCCCCGTCCTCCAATCGTCTTGCATGGCATCCTCTTGGGCTTGCTGGTAATACTTGAGCAGCGCCCTGTTTGCGAATGGCTGCATATCCTTGGAGTTCAGTTTCACACGCGCCTCTGCCCAACATTGCATAATGTAGTCTCGAATCTCTTGCTCATGGTCGAAGATCTCATAGCCATTTGATTTAAGTTCCACAGGATACCAGCGGCGGTTGCCAGTCTTGTCCACCAACGGTGAGCGGTCATTAGATGACGCGATGAAAGTGCATCGGCGGTACAGTTCTGTGGTGTTTCGATCATACGGCTTTCTGTAGGAATCACGCTGCCGCGATACGAAAGCCTTGATAGCCTCTTGGTCTTTAGCTTTCGTGAACGCAGACATCTCCGGGATCTCCATGATCCACTTGCCGCTCAAGTCCTCAATGGCCTGTTGCCCTTCCATGACCTTTAGTTCCCCAAAGTAGTTGTCGTTGATCGCAAGGTATCGAATGAGCGTTGACTTGCCGCACCCTTGGTTGCCCATGAGAATTGGCACATCTTCAAACTTGCACCCTGGACGGTATAGCCTGTTGATTCCACCCGCGAAGATAAGCCGAGATACTTCCCTTGTGTACGGAGTATCATCCACTTTTCCCCACTTGGAGAGGAAGTCTTGACATCTGGTCACGCCGTCCCACTTAATGTCATCAACGATATCTATGATAGGGTTGTACTTCCTCTCCTCAAACAGAATCCGCAGAGCTGCCGAGTGCTTGTCCTTGTGGTATAGCCCAAAGGTTTGCTCAATATAGTTCATGCTTGCCGCTTCGTCAGCGTCAGACCAGAGTGCAATAACAGGCTTGCCATCCTCTACCTTGTGGACTTCTGCGCGATTGCTTAATTCGTTGTATTTGATGTTTGCATATCGCTCATCGTTTTCCATGATCGTGACGAAGTTTGAGATAACTTCTTTGGGCTGACTACCCTTGGTATACTTAAGGTCAAGAGCCTTTTCGTTCTCTTGGATTGCCTCAAACAGTTCTGGGTTAGCGTCTTGGAAGGTATCGCGCACATTGGCTTCTGTCGTGAGTCCACAGTCCAAAAGCCTTTTGACCATTGCATACACTTCAACGGGCGGGACACCGTGTGAAGTGCAAAGGTGCAAGTCATCTGTGGAGAATCCAAGTTCCCCTAACTGCCGAATGCTCTGACCGTTACTTGGGTTGCTGCTGCTCGTAAATACACTTCACACCCCCAAACCATTTAGAGTCTTCATGATACCGACACTTTCGGCAAGTATAAACCGATACATTTGCGATCCCGCCCACGCCGAAGCGCAGAATCACATGAGGTTCTGGGCAACTGCGAACCATGCCGTAGTAGAACTGCTTGCCTATGACATCATCGCGGATTGACTCATGTTTCTCCATGATGCTCTGCGTTGTAGTCGGCAGCGTCCACCCACGCTTGCCTTACGGCTGGAATATCCATGAGTTCGCTGTGCTTCTCTTCTGTCCATGCAAGGCCGCAGAGATTCCAAATGGCACTAATGAGGTGGTCTTCATCGTTCCATCCATCCAGATACTTGCACAGATGACGGAGAGCGGAGTCAGCAAAGCTATGAGCCGGAATGCCTTTTTCCCAATTCCTGTCTGAGTATTTCTGCGCTCCCTTCTCATAGTGCTTCGCCAGACGCATCAAGACA